GCCACATTAATTCCCCCAATTACATCTCTCATGAGCTGAGCAATTTCCGGTCCGTCTTCCAATTCAGAAAGCAAGTACTCGTACAATGGGAATTCTAACGCATCCATTTGTTCCACACCAAATAGAGATTCAAATGAAATATAATCCGTGGAAGCATACTTACATCCAGCCTTGTAAAGATAATCAAACATATATTGTGGTCTTTCTGCAACAGGTATATGTTTGATGAAGTATGGTAGAGCATACACCGCAGTTTCCATTAATTTGACATAAGGTCCAAATATGCACTTAATTTCATCCATCCTAGAATATATGCCTCTGGGTAACTTTGGATCATCATAGTCTTCGTCCTTTACGAAGCCATGTACACGTCTATATCCCAACCTATGTTTGTTATCTATTTCCATGTATTTCTTGTACAGATCAATTTTTCTAACACCCGAATAATTTGTGTTTTCGGCCCAGGCCTTGAAAGAGACATCCTCAATTCGTTGAATGGGTTTCAACAATTCCCTCATAACCATCATATTAAATTCTTTCAGCCTTTTCAGTTTTTCAGGGTTAAAAGGTGGCGGTTTGCACATGATACGTTTCCTTAAACCACATATTAGAGTTTTCGTGTCTGATGGATCAGCGACAAATTTCTTAAACGGAAACTTGGTTAACAATTGAGTTGAAAGGACAGGTCTCATATTTGGTTCAACTTTCACTTTCGATTTTATTTTTATGTAGGATTTGTCCTTTAGTTCCGGCAGTTTAGGGCACTTCGCAATCTCCACTTCTCCAACCCTATATCCACGACAAACCCTCCTTCTCCTCTTGTATGGGATATTTTTTCTATGTTTTCCAATTAATACAGAGTCAAATGTTACTGTGTTAGCAATCATATTGTCTTCAGTTAATATTCTGTCTTTGTCGTAATTTATTCCCTGGATTGTTCTAGCTGCTTTTTCAATCCTGTCTCTAGCCATGTTATGGGACATCATTGTACTCGTGACTATAGGAGCCACACTCTGAGCTGCGATCTCCAAAGAAACAGTTTTCAAACCCAAATTTTTCTTGGTCTTATAACCATATTTTCCGCACAAGGAGTTCAATTTAATGAACATTCTTCCCGCCATGTTCCTTGGTTTTAATTCTGTAGTTACTTCAAATTTAGCCAAACGTGCATTTTTCAATTTCAATTCACCACGATCATTTATTGCACGACAATCCATCTTTGGACTCTTGATGTGACTAGAAAAACGCCATTCCTGTACCTCCTTAAGGTACCCATTAAGATTCATCTTCTGGGTAAGCATCTCTTTTAAACCCTTCAACATTTTTGTTGGTAAATTCTTCGAATCAACAGAAGCTGCTAGATAAGAGCAAACAGCTATCACAACAGAAGGGCCAAAGTTTAACCCCACAGCAGCTGCTAAGGTCGTTAATACAGTTGCAGAAGCCAAGCCTTCGAAAGAGGGGACACTAAAGTTTTGGATTTCAGGCAATTTTCCCATTATGTGTATCATTTCATCTCTGACATGGTTCAGCGCGTCCAACTCCTCATCATCATATTTTCCTTTGATGACCTTCGATCTGTTTTGAATCAACTTGTCGAATTCTTCCACTAATTCCTCATCCAACGGTGCATTCCTCATTATCAAGATCTCATCAACAGTTTTCCCTTTATATAAACCTCTATCTATGGTGTGATTTAGAGGTAATTCATCGACAGACATCATGTTGGCCAAGATCTGTTTGGTGGTCATACTCTTGTTGAGATATCCGTTTGCTGCATCAAAAATTTGTGCTCGAACATCCTTAGGTTCGAAATGGTCTTTGCTCTTGTCGTTTGGATTCCAACAATTCTTTTCTCTTCTGAATTTATTCTCTTCACCGGCCTCGTCTAGAACAATTTTTATGGCATCTAGTGGATCTATTTCTGGATCTTTCATGAAAGCTTTATCATTATTTAACAGATCACTAACAGTGCTATCATCCTCAAAAGGAGAATCAAATTCGGAAGGTTCACTGTTCTCTTTGTAAGACATCTTAGTATGCAAATCTTTTCTGAAACAGAACTGTTCTTCATGACCCACATTGAGACAGAAATTGCATGAAACGTTTTTATTATAAAAGGCTATAGTGGGATTTACTAGTGCTGGTAGTTTTTTCTGGTTACAGCTATAATCTATATTGGGCTCAGGCATTGAATCAATGTCTTCCATCTTCTCCAAATCATGTTCCAAATCATTATCGAGAGCATACAACATTCCATTTAATGAGAAGATCAGGTACCTTTCCCTGTACCATTGTGAGTTGAGAGTCCCCCTACTTAATTGCTCACTTTTCCACAAATTATTCGCCTGTTCCACGTACATCCATACCGAATTATTTTCACCACCAGGTCTTTTCTTTTTCCTACCAAATGGTATACCATCAGGGAACTCTATTTCGCATATCAGCGAATTCTTTAGGGTATGAGTTCTCAGGAAAATTATTTCATCTTGATCTAAGGTTTGTTTCATCAAGTGTGGGAAGAATGAGGAGCCATTGAGCCACTTTTCCAAATACCACAAAGGTATTTTATTTTTCTTCAAAGATGATAGGAAGTCAATGAGAGTACAGTCTCTAACATTTTCATATATGTCCACCAAACGCATGTACAGTTTCCAGGTTTTGAAAGAATTCATCTTGTCATGCTGATAAAAATTTCTCAAACATCTCCCTCCGCAAGTTAGGCAATCATTTGCCCCATCGTGTGGAAAATCATCACACAAATCGTCGAAAGAGTAAGCTCCTAAACTTCTAGATTCCCTAGAGTTCTTGCCAT